TCAATTAACAGATAGTGATGGCACTAATCAATTTGCAACTATAAAACAAGATGGCTCTAATTTAAAAATATTAAGTAGAAATAACACAGGTTCTGGTGGAATAGTTTTAAAACGTAATGTAGGTGGAACAGAAACAGATGCTTTTCAAATTCAATCAAATGGAGACATAAGTTTTTATGACAGTACAGGTGCATCACAAGATTTATTTTGGGATGCTAGTGCTGAAAGATTAGGGATTGGTACAACTTCTCCAGTTACACCATTAAATGTAATAGGTGGTTCTGATTTAGGAATAGAAGTATCTGATACTAGTGGTAATGGTGTAATTACAATAAAAGGAAATGCTACTACTGGTGGTTCTTATCTTCAATTTGGAGATACAGATGATGATAATGTAGGTAGAATTTATTATACGCACAATGATAATGCCATGAAATTTAATACTTCAGATGCAGAACGTATGCGTATCGACAGTTCTGGTAGAGTAGGTATTGGTATAACTTCACTAACTTATCCTTTAGAAGTAAATGGAATAATCAAAGCATCAAATTTTACCACACTCAAAACTCAATTAGTTATGAGCAATAGTAGTCAAGATTGGGATATATCAAGTGTAATAGGAACTATTCCTAATGTAGAAGGTTCAATATCTTTTGAATTAACTATGAGAGAACGAAGCACAACTACTAATCAATTATTTAGAATATTTTATATAAGAGTTGGGCCAGGCACAACTTTTAACATTTCTTCTGCTATATGGTCAGTTGGTTCAACAGCTGCAAATACAACAATAAGTTATCCTTCTGCTGGTACTATCAGATTTACTAATTCAAGTTTTTCTGTGCTTGACGCACAAATTAGAAGGATAAGTGGATAATGAAATTTTTTAATCAATTATAACAATAAGGAGAAAATAATATGGCAATAACATACGAATGGTCTTTTCCAAACTTTGAGTGTGATAGCTCAAACGTAGTTAAGACAATACATTGGAGATATACAGCTACAGATTCTGAAACAGATACTTTTGGTAATCCTGTTTATACTGCATCTATGTATGGCTCTTGTGCAGGTTCAGAAGGTATGGATTTTGATGCTATGACTAAAGAGCATTGTATTAGTTGTGTAACAGCGAATGACCAATCAGAAGCTGATATGCAAGCAAACCTATCTTCACAAATTGACAAACAGAAAAATCCAGAAACGATTTCTAAAACTAAAGAATGGTAGGTAACCTACCATGTTCTTCGGCACTACTACATTTGCATCAGCTCCCTTCTCAGATATCGGAATTGCAAATGCTCTTGTCGATGTAACAGGTTCACAGGTTAATACCACTATTGGTAATGTCACTATTGTTGGTGACGCATTAATCCTTCCAAACGGTAATCGATATAATTTATCTACAGGCACGGTCACCATTAAAGAAGGTGTTGGTGTTCCAGTCACCGGTAATTTATTTAATCTAGGCACCGGTACAGTTACTTTCTCTATTAGTGGAGTAGTTCCGGTAATCGGAAGTCAAATCAATACAACCATTGGCAATGTCACTATCTTAGCAGATGCCAATGTATCAGTTACTGGTAATCAAGTTGTACTAAGCACCGGTAGCCCGACTATTGTTGCAAATGCATTGGTTGCTGCAACCGGTAGTGCATTGAATCTTGCAACTGGTATTGTAACCACAATTGCAGGTGCAAATGTATCGGTAACTGGAAATCAATTTAATACATCCGTTGGTAATGTAACCACAATTGGTAATGCAGTTATTTTACCTAATGGATCACAATTAAACTTTGGTACCGGCACTGTAACAATTTCAGCAGATGCAAACTTCTCTGTTGTTGGTAATAGAGTTAATTTAACAATCGGTAATGCAGTTGCTAAAGCAAATGCTACCGCTATTGTAACCGGTAACCAGGCTAATTTAACTTCTGGAACCGTGACAATTGTTGCAAAAGCGAATATAATACCAACAGGAACTCAATTGAATATAGGTACAAACCAACCCAATATTCGATTATGGAACCCAATTGACCCAAGTGTTGGACAGATATGGGTTAGGGTACCAACACCGTAAGGATAAACTATGTTTTTTGGATCTACATCATTTTCACAATCCGCTTTCTCCGATGTTGGAGTATTGGGAAATAGAGCGGTAGTTATTCCTAATGGTAGCAGAATAAATATATCTATAGGTAATTTAGGACCTATTCCGGATGTGTTAATCGTGCCAACTGGCACGCAATTAAACCTTGCAAGTAGTACCCCTTCTGTGATATCATGGAACCCAATACCTCCAGGGGTAACACAAATCTGGGTACCAATAGACCCGGACGCATAGGAGAATTATGGCATCAAGTACATCAAGTGATTTAAAACTAGAACTCATTACTACCGGTGAAAAGTCTGGTACATGGGGAACTATTACTAATACCAATTTACAAATTTTAGAACAAGCAGCTAGTGGTTATTTATCTTTAGCAGTAGGTGCCGCAGATGTAGCATTGTCTTTAGCAAATTACGCTACATCCAATGGTAAAAATTTATATTATAAATTAACTGGAACTCTTACAGGAAATAGAATTGTAACTATGCCTGACGGAGCAGAAAGAGTGTTTATTGTTGAAGATGCAACTTCTCGATCTTCATCTAATTATACCTTAACTGTTAAAACAGTATCTGGCACTGGAGTGATTGTTCCAGTAGCTGCTAAGATGGTTTTATATTCAGATGGTACTAATATTAGTTCAGGACCCATCACTAAAGGTTATTATACGATTCCCGGTGGTTATACTGCAGTTAGCGGAGATCAATTATTAGTAAATACTTCTGGAGGTGGTTTAGGAGTTCCAGTAACTGTTACACTTCCGGCAACACCATCAGTGGGTGATGAAGTAACTATTATTGATAGTGGTAATGCTTTTGGATCAAACAATTTAACGGTTGGTCGAAATGGTTCAAACATTTTAGGTATAGCAGCTAACTTAACGGTATCAACAAATGGCGCAGCATTTACATTAGTCTATGTTAATGCAACTAGAGGCTGGGCATATAAAGACAACATTTAAGGAGCTAAACAATGGCTCTCATTGATTTTAAATTCTTACCTGGAATTGATAAACAGGATACTTCTGTTGGCGCTGAACAACGTTGGGTAGATTCTGATAATGTCAGATTTAGATACGGCTTACCTGAAAAAGTTTCAGGGTGGGCTTCTCTAGTTACCGATACCATTGTTGGTGTTGCAAGACGAGAGTTTGCTTTCGTAGATTTAGTAGGTAATCGTTATGTAGCGATCGGTACCGATAAATTTTTAATTATTTATTTTGAAGGTCAATTGTACGATGTCACTCCGTTAAAAACGACTTTAGCTTCTGCAACCATTGCAACAACAGATACTTCAGCTATATGTTCTATTACCACAGGAACCAATCACAACTTAGCAATTGGTGATATTGTTTTATTAGATAATGTTACTTTACCAGTTGGTACGGGATATGTAGATTCTGATTTTGAAGATAAATTGTTTCAAGTAACAACCATTACTTCTCCTACTATATTTACTATTACTCAAAGTACCGCTGCAACCGCAACCGTTGCAACCGGGGGCAGTATAGATGTTAAACCTTACGAACAAGTGGGTCCGGCAGAACAATCGTACGGTTATGGTTGGGGTATTGATACGTATGGTAGTGGTACTTGGGGAGAAGCAGCGGCTGCTTCTGATGTATCTCTAGAACCAGGTTTATGGTCCTTTAGTAATTTTGGACAAGTTTTAATTGCAACGATTGCTAATGGTAAAACATTTACATGGAATGCAGGAGATGCTGCAAGATTAATCACTAGAGCATCTACAACAACATCAGGATTTGAGACTACTAATAACCCAACAGCAACTAGGGTTACTTTAGTTTCACCTACTACTCGACACTTAATTCATTTAGGAACTGAAACAACCATTGGCGACACGACTACTCAAGATGATATGTTTATAAGATTCTCGGATCAAGAAAATATAAATGACTACACTCCAACTGCAATTAACTCTGCAGGTTCACAAAGATTACAAGACGGTACAAAAATTATAGGAGCTTTGAAAGCAAAAGAAACAATTCTAGTTTGGACTGATAATGCTTTATATACCATGAAATTTATTGGTGCTCCATTTACATTTGGTTTTGAACAGGTTGGTACAAACTGTGGATTGATTGGTAAAAATGCAGCCGTTGAAATAGACGGGGTTGCTTATTGGATGTCGTCTAATGGTTTTTTTGCATTTGATGGTACAGTTCGATCTCTTCCTTGTTCAGTAGAAGACTATGTTTATGACAATATTGATACCACTAAAGGTCAACAAATTTATGCAGGAATTGATAACTTACATACAGAAGTAATTTGGTACTATCCAACTCAAGGATCAGATTATAATGATCAATATGTTGTATTTAATTATGGAGAATCAACCACGGCCAATATACCCGTTTGGTATACAGGAACAGAAGCAAGAACCACTTGGATTGATGCAACAGTATATCCTAATCCAATTGCAACTAAATTTAACTCAACAGAAACAGGAACATTTCCGATTATTATAGGTGAATCTGGTTTAGGTCAAACTGTATTATTTGAACATCATGTTGGAACCGATCAAGTTAATCCTGATGGTACAACTACAACAGTTACTTCATTTATTAAATCTTTTGATTTTGATTTAAATATAGAAGGAACTGCTGGAGAAGTGTTTTTAGCAATGAGAAGATTTTTACCAGACTTTAAAGATTTACAAGGAAATGCATTAGTAACTTTAGCCGTTAAACGTTATCCACAAGATTCGGATACAACAACCTCATTAAGTCCGTTTACTATTACATCATCTACACAAAAAAAAGATACTAGAGCTAGAGGACGTTTTTGTAATATTAAAATAGAAAATAATGATGTTAGTGAAACATGGAGATTTGGAACTTTAAGATTAGATTTACAACCAGATGGTAGAAGATAATGGCAAAGATTAATGTAAGATTACCGGAACCAAAAGAAAAGTATGATGTATCAAACCAAAAACAAATTAATAGAGCAATCACTATTATGAAAGAACAATTGAATTCAACTTTTTTAGATGAACTTAAACAAGAGACTGAGAGATATTCTTGGTTCACAGGGAGAAATTAATGTCTTGTAATAATGTAAACTTTGAACACCCTTTTGATCTTAATGTTTCTAGTGGAGCTTTATCTCCTAGCTACAAACAAGTCTATAAATTCGGACAAAATGCAGTTGTTGGAAATAGTATAGAAACTATTTGGCAACAAGGAGGACTTTACTCTTATCCACCAAGTGCATCAACTATGACTGTGTCTAGTTCTGATGTAAATGATACCTCTGCTGGAACAGGTGCAAGAACCGTTTTAATTTCTGGATTAGATGCAAGTTATAATGAAGCTAGTGAAACTATAATTTTAAATGGTCAAACAGCAGTTACTACCGTTAATACTTAT